ATAATATTCATTATCATCTTTTTTATTTTTAAATGATAAAATAGATTTATCTATACTTTTAAACCAATTTGATGTATCATTTAATAATTCAATTAATTCAGAATTTTTTATTTCAAGTTGTTTCATTGGTTTATTTCACTCCTTGGCACCGGTTGATGATAAATTATGATGTCCTTACTTTCAGTTTCTTCATCTTTGTAAGTGTAAACAAAATTCCATATTGCGTCTGGTTTAGAAAAAAATGATCTTTTTATTTTTAAATCTGTTTTATTTTGTAACCACCAGTATGTCCACATATCAAATTGTCTAAAATATTCTGGATATTTTCTAGTATCCCATTGCCATTTACCTTGTATTTGTTTATTAAATAGTTTCCACCAATTTTTCATAAAATTTAAAGTTCTTGGTTTATCATTGTAAATAAACAAACCACAATGATCTGTTAATTCACCTTCTGAAAAAGTTGGATCAATACTAGCAGCGTATGATCGAGCTCTTGTAAGTGTTATATCAGAACTTTTTTTAAATTGTTTAAAAATATTTTTTATATTAGAATGCTGTATAACAGTATCAGCATCCATGTAACAAGTTAGTTTGTATGGAGTTTTATCTAATGCCCAAAGTTTAGCTCTTGCATGATTTGGAACATCTTTAGTTATAATGTTATCAAATAATTCATAATCTTCTTCTTTAACCCAATCTTCGTGCGTAAATAAAGTCACATGAGATTCAGGCCAATAATCTTTTAAACTAGTTACGGAATATCTTGCTGCAGTTAAGAAAATTTTATCTTTAGAAGCAACATACAAAAATCCATTATTTATTTTCTTCATTTTTCATTTCTTTTAATATAAGGGCTGCTGTATACGCATATACTTCAGTTTCATTTGACGCTTTTCTTATTAATGATTTTAAATTTCTATCTTTTGAATTTTTTACAGTTGATATTTCAAATGCTTCTAATTTTGTATTAAAAAGCGCATCAATTTTTTCTGACTCTTTTTTTTCTTTTCTTTCTCTTTTTTTGAACTTCCTGGTATATTCAGCATCTTTTATGATTGTTTGAGTGTTTTTTTCTATTTCAGTTATATCAAATGTATCAAATATTTCTTTCCAATCTGGATTACCTTCTTTTGTATCAGAGACACAAGCATTCACTATCGGTCCATTTTCATAATGAAATTCACAATGTATTTGATTTTTTTTATCATTTGTCCAATGTGGATTTCTTATAATTCTATTTGGTTTCATTTCATTTAATTGCATTATCCTACCCTTATCCATAATGTTTTTGTTTCATTTGTTTCAATTGAACTAAGTACAGTTGTTCCAACATAAGTACCAGCATAAGTTACTTGACCTTGAAAACTTTGTTGTCTAGTTGAGTACGAAACTCTAGTGCCAGAAAAAGAGTGAACCCTAGATCCGCTGTAATTTGCTGGTACAATTCTAGTACCAGAAAATTGAGTAGGCACTGGTGCAAGAGTATATGGTGCTGGTGTAAAACCTGAAAAACTACCTGGAACAACAGTTGTTCCTGCATATGAACCACTAAAAGTATTACTAAAAGAACCTGGTGTAAATGTAGTCACGTTATAAAATGCTTGTGAATATAATTGATATGTTCTACTACCAGAATAACCTATACTACCCAGTGCATATCTCGTATCATTAAAAGCACTACCAGCTGCAACCCATGTACCACCACTAGTTGGTGCACTAGCAGCAAGTTCGTACTGACCCTTACCACTATTCATAGTATTCATCATTAATGCTTTGTATCTATCTAAAATTTCATTATCACTAAATTCTTTTAAATCAATTGAATCCGTTGTATTGTTTTCTATTTTTAGAGGTTTACGATTACCACTCGGTAAACCAGCAGCAGTTGTTTTTCTCCATAGTGTTGTAGTATCACTACTGCCATCTACTTTAGTATTTGATAACACAAACTGTGACGTCCAAGTACCCGTAGCTGGAGCAGATGGTTGTAATACATAGTTTCCATTTTGAACATCACTCGCAACATTACCAACGTATATATCTAAAACCGCATCAACTACTGCATCATCAACAGGTGAATGGTAATCAGATTCCATTATATCGCCATTATTCAAGTACACTGGATCAGGAGCTCCACTACCAAAATCCAAATTAGCTGCTCTATCTTGATAAAAATTATACGTAACAGAGTTAACTGAAGTACCAACTGGGTGACTACCAACTGCGTTAACTCTTTTTGTATCTGTAAATGAACCAATAGATGTTAATCCAGTTGTACTAGCAGGATTAACAACAATAGCACCAGAAGTATAAACTGGACTATTATAAGTAATTTGTGCAAAGTAATCAAGAAGAACCTTTGCTACTTTTTCAGCAGCGTCATATCCAACAGTGCCACCAGAATTAATTTCTGTTAACTCCATTGTATTAGAAGTATCACTTGTAATAACTAAAGGACCAGTAGTAGTACTCATATTATGATCCTGGTGAATATAGTGTCTTTAATATGTTATTACTTGCATCTTTTATATTTAATGTTATTTTTGAATTAAATTTTGCAGATACTATCGAATCATCTATTACTTTATGTTCTATCTTCCCAGTTCCAGAATTAACTGAAAAATCTATAGTAGTTGTATCTGCATGCATTGCATGTATTGCATCTGAGTCAGTAGTTTTACGATTAAAAAGTTCATTTATAGCAACTACTAAATCACTATTTGCTGTTGTTAACAAATTTGCTTTATCACCCAAATCACTGGATATAGTATTTGTTTTAGTAACCCATTGTGTTACTGTATCAGATAAATTAACTACTGTTACGGCCATTATTTACCTCTATCATTTGATTTAAAAGTTCTTTCATTTCACTAAGATCATTTCTTAATTGTTTTATTTCATTTTGTTGTTTTTTCCAAGATGATTTTCTTATACGAGCTTGTTTCATTTCATTTGTGTTTGTATTTACTATTGCACCAGAAGTGCCATCTCTCATTAAATGTGAATGTCCTTCTACTCTTATATATTCACTCATTATGTTACCATTGCTATTACTCTAAGATCCTTAAGTGTTGGAACTTTAGATTGATTACTTGATCGCATTACAATTTTAACTTGAAATTTAGTAAAAGAATCCAAGTTTCCTACCTGACCACCGGGTAAATATTCATATTCTCTAAAAGTTTGGTTATCATCATCTGGTGGATTATTACTAAATTCTGGTTGTAATGTAAATGTTTTTGTTGATAAATCTTCATCTGAAGTAGCTGTTCTAAAATAAACTTTAAATTCACAATCACCTGGTCTATTAGCTGCAAATAATATTTTTAAACCTACTGCAGACTCCTCAAGATTTACTGGTCTAGTTAAGTGTTTAGCAGCATGAGTACCATCTGTTGGTTGAACTTCATCAGTAAATACTATTGGTTTATTCTCTGTACCAGTTGTTGCAGAACCTTGTTTATCAATTAAGTTTTCAAAACCAACCCAATTTGATCTTTGTAAATCAATAATTGGAGAAACTTTTGTATCTGTAGTTGACATTTGTAAATTAACTTGTAATGATCTATCACCAGCAGGTCCAGAGTTTATTGTAGTTGCATTTGAATCAGTAAGTATTACTTTTGTATTATCAGTATAATTAAATTCATTTAAAACTATACTTGAAAATCCAGCATCTCTAGTATAACTTCTTGCGGTTGTTCTGGGTGATGATCCACCAAATGATCTACCAGTTGTTGTTTTAGCTGATGCAGATATTGCAGTATTTTTTAATTGTAAAGTTTGTACTTGTGGTAAAAATACATTGTAAACAGTATTTGCTGTAACTTGTACATTTGCACCACCACCTCTTACATTTGAAGCAGCATTATTTAAACCACCAGTATTAAATATATAACTAGTTGGATCAACTTCTGTAATTGTATGATTACCATTTACACTATCTGCTTGTATTCCAGATATTGGGTCAGCTACACCACTAACTGTAACTCGATCACCTGTAGAAAATCCATGCCCAGTATGAAATACTCTAATATTTTTTGAAGATCCAATTGTTTGTATCGGATTATTTGCTAATATTTCTGTAGATGGTGTAACATTATTTAATATTGCGCCAGCAGAAGTAGCAAATTCTGCTCTAAACAACGTAAACATTAAATCTTTAGATTGTTCTGGAGTCCATGTAGAACCGTTTTGTGATAAAAATAATGAACCAAGTGTCGGTTGTTTAGCTATTCTTTGCGATGTTGTTCCAACCACAAATTCATATGTTTCTGCCACATATACTGTATAAGCTGTGGACTCTGCAAGAAGAACAACTGCATATTCTTCTCCAGGTGCTAAGTAAATTGGTTCATCAAATTCAAATGTAGTACCAGCACTTTGTACAGTTGAAAGTGAAGTTCCAAAAGAAGCAGCACTACATTGATTAGGTTGTAAAAATTTAACAGCTTGTGGTAATGGATTATTTACCGGTACGCCATTTTCCATTGGCCTAATTTGACATTGTACTGGTGGTCCAAAATTATCCTCAATAGTTGCAAAGAAAACTTTAACTTTTGTTAAATAGATGCCATTGGGATTATCAACTGGATCAACTAGAAATGATTGTGCAAGTGGATCAACCCAATTTGTCCAAGATTGTGTTTGTTCTTCAACTATTGTTTGGATTCTTTCAATTCTTGTTGATGTAAATATTCTTTGTCTTGTTTCTAGGGTTCCTGATGATGTAAAAGAAGTATTAGCAGAAGATATAGAATTGGAATCTATACCACCAGTAATATCTAATAATTTAAATTGTTGTGTACCAGTACTAAATTGTAAATTATTATTACTTGGAATAATAAATGAACCAGTAATAGTTCCATTACTATCTGAAACTAAATTTGTTGAACCATCGGGGTGAGCAGTAGCACCAGCACTTACCGCACCAGCATCACTTCTTGTTGAATATCTAGCAAAACTTTCTTGTTTTGTAAAAATATCAATTGCTTCATTACCAAAATATGGATAGTGTCTTGTTTTTCTTCTTAAACCTTGAGCTCTAAAATAAACTTTAATTGATCTCATAAACGGTAATATTGAAACACTTAATATTCTTTCACCAACTTGTGTAGTTACTGTATCAAATCCACCACTAATTGTAACACTTCTTGTATTTGTTCTTGAAAAATCTCTTCTTCTACCAGTTGCCTGTACTGAAGTATCACCAACATTCCATGACGTTGGTTGTCCAATCCAATTATCTCTAAAAGCAGCTAAACTTCCAAACTGAACTTGTGTTGGAACAGTTTGTGTTACTGTTCCACCACCATTAACTTCATCTGGCGCAAATTGTGTTTCCACCCAAGTATCTGTAGCAGGTGATAATTCTATATGACCATTTGATCTAATAACAGCAAATGGATTAATATTTTCTGTAGTAGTACATAAATCTTGATTAACAAATACTACATCTGAATTTGATATTGTTAAATATAAATTATCACCTTTTAATGTAGCGGTACTACCTGCTTGTGTAGCGTCATATATTAATCTGTTAACCTTAGATCGGACTAAAGGTGCTAAGTAACCAGCTTGTGGATCAATACTTGCTCTTTGTTCATTACTTGTAATATCAGTAAAAGAATAATCTCTAAAATTATCTACTAAAAATCCAGATTTAACTCTTGAATTACCTGCTGAATCCACAACATTAAGTGTTGATGTATTTAATTCTAATAAACTTAATGATGTAACCTCATCTAAATTATCAATTCTTCTTTCTAATCTAGCAATATCTGCCATTTGAAATCTTTTATTAACAAATGGTTCAGTTGTAATATCTTTAGTATTAATTGTATTACCACCCAAACTTAAATTATATAATGGCATAGCTGCACTTGGCATAGGAGGTAATTCTGGTGTAAAACTCGGAGTACCTTCAATATAATCCAATGAACCAAGAGCTGATCTACCACCTCTTAAATTAGCAGAACTTGCGACTAATCTATCTCTTCTTGGTAGAAAATATGTTATGTCTGCTTGTACATTGCCACCTGGTTGTGGTAGTAAATGAATTAATGGATCAGTACCAGCAACATCTGGGCCATTAGAGTCAAAAGAAATATTGAAATGTCCATTATCTTTTAATGTATCTCCAGCTGAATCAAAATCTCTTTGTAATACAGCAACTGGCCTAAAATCTAAAACATCTCTTAAATTTATTTTTGTACCATTACCCTTTGTGTAATCTAATATGGTTTCGTATGTTACACCAGTACCATCTAATGAACCAACTGCTGTTTCATTATTTTTATATGATGTAGCACTAAAATAACATTTTTGGCCACCAACACCAGTTACTGAGGGTTCATGTTCAAAATACTGATATCTTACGAAAATATTTCCTGCAGGAAAAGTTACATTTTTCTTTGGTATTAATCTTCCAATACCATAATAATTATCTCTTTGTCCATTATCTAAAGTAAAGTTATCTGATACATCTGCTCCATCTGAATCAGTTTCTTTAATAGATTTAATTGTAAATATATCTGGTTTATCTAAACTTAAAAATTTTAATCCTCTACCATCCGAATCAGACTCATGACCTCGAGTTATTGTGGTTTCTTTTAATGTTTTTGATCTTTCAGCTACATTTGTTGATCCACTCATTTGCACTTGTGCAAGTACATCATAAGTAACGGCATTAGATAAATTTGTAGCAGAAAAAGATGTACCAGATGCTGTACATGATATTGTTTCTTCTATACCATTTCCTTGTCCATTTCCTTGTCTTGAAACAACCCATGTTTGACCACCAAAAAACCCATTAACACCAGCTGGTAAAGCTGGTGAAATTGTGTGTGTTCCATTACCTGGTGCTGTAAAAGTGAATTTTCTTTGAGCAATAAGCGTATCACCAGTTATACCATCAAATTGTGGTCTATCATGTGGTAATGAAAAGAGTAAATCATTATTTGTTGTATTTTTAAGTACAGCTTGTTCACCCTCTAATATAACATTCATGTAATCACCTTGATCACGACCTATACTTCTTACACTTGCAAATGATTGTCCAACTTTCATTCTAATATCAAACAGATGCATTCGATATCTTCCAGTGGATTCTCTATACAATGCCCTACAACGAGCACTACCAATTACGAATGCTGCATGATTAGCATTACCACCACCCGCTGTACCACCACCAGCAGAAAATGAACGGTAAAGATTTAATTTTTTGTAAGTTGATATATCAGGTATACCCTGATTAGTAAAACTTGCTGAATCACCAGAACCCTCACCAGCTACAACTACATAATTTCCTATATTTGTACCAACTAGTTCATTTAAATTTTGTTGAGTAGTTGTAGGTCTATTTACAGTTAATGTTTGAGCATCTAAATCAATTCTATAACCATCAACATATGCTATACCATCAGATATTTTATAGTTTACATCAGTTGTTGTTATTGTACTTGGATTTAAATCAAATCTTTTAACTGTATAATTACCGGACTCTTCCTTAGTTCTTAATGCTAAAACATCAGTTAATTGTTTATATGAATTATCTAAATTAACTTCATCTGAGAGTCTACCATTTACTATATTTGCAAGGTATATAAAATTATTACTACCAGCAAGAGCTTTTGTAGTAAGTGTTAACTGTATTCTATATCTATCTGCACCTGGTGATGATAAATTTGGTGCTGCACCTTGATTATCAAATAGAGCAGTATTATCATCTGTGTTTATAATTTCTTCTGCAACTTGAAAACCTAATACAGCATTTGGTATTTGTGAAAATCTTTGTACTTGTATTGTTTGAGCTTTACAAAATACAAAATGACCCTGTGCGAAAAAACTACCCTTATCAATACTTGCTTTTAATCCTATACCTGATATATTTTCACCGGTACTTGGGTGACCAGCAGTAACTGCCATATCTGGATATCCAACAGCATCATTTACTAAAGTTGTATTTGTTGGATCTGTTATTCTTTGTAACATATTACTTGCTTGTAATCTTACTGGTGCTGTACCAGATGTACCAGAAGAAGTACTAACATATTCAACTATTAAAGTATCGACTTGATGATTAACCGCACTTGCGCTACCAATAGCAATATCAGAAGTCGTTGCACTTGCTACTAAAACTTCTTTAATTTGAATTATTAAATTATTTGTACTATCTTTGTAATATTTTCCAACAAGTGTTGATGGTGTCGAGGGTAACTGATTTGTAGCTAAATTAACATATTCAACTTTATTGTCTATTGTTATGTTACCACCAGTTACTGCACCACCATCTCTAAAGATGTTAGAGCCAAATCTTTCGATTTCTTTCTGAATAATGGTTTGCATCTGTGTAAGTTCACGAGCTTGTAATGCTTTACCACTATTAAATAATATTCTATGAAAATTATCACTATCCGCAAAGTCGTCTTTGTATACGTTTGAAAATGTTACATTTGAAAGATTTGTTGCCATTTTTTATCTCTACTATATTGTAAGTACAATTTTTATATCTTCAGTTTGTGAAGTTGATCTAACAATTCTCGATCTATTATCAATGTATAGTACATCTCCACTAAATCTATCTATTGCGCCACCAACTAATTTTGGTTGACTATCTGAATCGACTGTGCCAAAAACACCAGATGTATTACCTTGAAGGACTTCAGATCCGCTAAACGTACCATGTCTAAAATCTGATCTATGATTAAAGTGATAATGTATTCTTAAAGCACCACCGCCAGTACTATCTATATGATCAATATGTGCAACGGTACCACTTGTTTGTCCTGTTATTTTTTCATCTTTTACAAATGCAGGTTTTGTTGTTAGTGTTACAACTCTATTAGCTCTTGCATCAGTTAATTCTACTCTGTTGCCAGGTACAGCACTATCTTCAAAATCTAAATTTTTTAATAATGTAATTTGTCTAAAATCAGATTGACCACCAAATGTACCAGTTGTTGAAACAGAAAAATTATCATTTTGTGCACCAGCAGGTTTAGCAGTAAACATAATAGATGATGATTTTAAATCTCTACGAGGATCATGTCCGAAACCTTCACTTGGTCCTAGTATTGGACGTAGTATAGCTGCTCTACTTGGTGTGCCTCCACCAGTTAATGTAGCACGTGCAAAATCATAATCTCTCCCAAAACCAGAATCACTTATTACACAATTCATATCAATTTTTCCAACAGTTGTACCATTAAGTGTAACAGTTCCAGAGGCACCAGTTCCATTACCAGTTATTGTTAATGTTGGAGTACTACTATAACCAGCACCAGGATCAATAACTTCAACACCAATAACTTGTCCTGGTACAGCAGTTTTTCTTATTTTTGCTTGATCCTGTTCAGCTGAAATAGTTGCGGTACTAGAATCAAAAACTCCAACTGGCATAAAACCAGATGATAAAAATGAAGCAACTTTAACCACAGTAAGTTCATATAGATATTTCCAAATATATCCATCAGCAGTTTTAAACGGTTCATGTACACCAACTTGTTCAGTGGCAAAATTTGGTTTGATTGTTGATGGTTGTGCAACACCAGATGCATTTCTATTATTTGCTAAACAAACGTAAATATGTTGATCTTCAGTAATTACATAATATGGTTGAATTGGATATCCAATTTGTGTATCACTATAAGCTGAATATACTGTTCCACTAATCCAATTGTTTCTAGGAACAGTAAAAGTCATGTTTGTTTCAGAAACTTTAATTATGGATTCAAGGTTATATCTTGCTTCTTGTTCATCTCTTTTTACTCTAACAGGATTTATAGTATCATCAGAAGCGCTATCATATTGATCACTTTTACCAATACCAACATAAAAATGATTATTGTCAGAAGTGTTTATTATTTGTGTATGTAACAATTCTGCAAAATTAAATTTTAAAGCTTCTGTTGCTATAGCTGGCATGATATTATTCCTATATTTCTATTTTTAACGCTTTTAATTCTACATTGATGGTAGCAGCACCACCAGTTAAGTTTTTAACTTGAACTTGAATACCAGTTGCATTACTTGAATCAGTATAACCAAGTATACCTGGTGTAATTCTTTCAGGTACATTAGCAGTAGCGACAACTTCATGTATTAAACCAGGTGGTGCAGGAGCTGCTAACTGTCCTCTACCAAAGTCAGCTACTCTTGAATCCGAATCAGTATATATTTTTATGTAAGCATTTTGATCTGATTTAATTGTATGTAATATAAATGAATTACCCACATTCGGAAATTTAAGTCTATCACTATCAGAACCACCTAATGCAATACTTTTACTTTCAGTGACTCTAGTTCGCATATCATATAATTCTGTAAAATTAGAATTAATTTTTGTACCAGCGGTTCTTAATGTATCGCCAGTACCATCATTAGCTGCACTTCCTGTTGATATTACTTCTTTTGCCATATTTTACTCTTAATTTAATTAATTATTATTTATACTACCTAGTATGCGGAATCACTTAAATATGTCGTAAACTTATCATCGTCCATAGTTTCAATTGTTATTGAGAAATCCGGTCTTGCATTAGCTGGTGTTAAACCGGTATCACTATCATCAAATGTAAATGAGTTTGGTGTTACGATTTCCGCAATGTTACTGTATATTTTATTCAAACTCTGTGATACCATAGATTGTATATTAATTATTTGTGCTCCATAAGGATCAACTCTGTATGTATCATTTGTTATGTATGTTGTGTCTCCACCAGAGTCTAGAAGTATTGTAAGTTCTCTAAATGGAATGGTTGGCGCAACATCTTGGGATCTTGAACCATCTGATCTAAAACCAGTGAGAGGTGTAACAAATGCGTGACCTGCAACAACAAAATTAGGACTATCTGGTTCTAATGGATCCACTGTAGGATCAGGTACACCCACATCTAATATACCTTCATCAACTGCAATAACTTCACCCGCAAAATGAAATCCTGCGGGGTGTACAAATTTCTTGTATAATGTTTCATAGTCAACTGTAGATATACCACACTTAATCAGTATTGAAAATACTTGATAGATACCTGCATTTACTAAAAATTTTTGACTTTCATATCCTATTCTTGATTCACCCACTTTAAATAAATCTTTTTTAGGATAACTTATTTCGGGCTCTAGTCCAAAAAAACCACGAAAAAAACCTTGTGCAGAATTGAGTGATCCTTTTGCTCTATAATAGTCACCGAGTAATTTAGTCATCAATCTTGGTTTTTGAAAAAATGATGCTGACTTTAACCCATTTCCTATTTCTTCAATGATTGCATCAAGTTCATCTTCATCAACTCTATCTGCATCTCTTGCATGAATAAGTTGTTTGATCTTGTAACCAAAACCATTTGCTTGATCACTATCCAAAAAGTCTTGATATTTTTCTAAAAATTGAATTAATTTAGAATTTTCTTCACCAAAATATTCAGGTACTACTTCACCAACTTTAGATGTTGTTAAAGTAATATTTCTTCTGTTATAATCTTTTACTGTATGAGCCATATTATGTTGTAATTACTGCTAATGTGTTTTGTGTATCTATAGTACCTGCAGAAAGTGATGCATCTCTATCATATTTTAAAATGTGACTTCTCAATGGTTTAACTGTACTTTGATTATCAGGTGTTGCACTTATTTTAAGAGCTGCACCCTCATAAGCACTAATTTTGAATGTGTCATCTAAACGAACTGTGCCATTCAATCTATCATAACTTCCAGCATTTTCATTCAATACACCACTCGTATTAACATCAATAATTTCTAATGTAGTAGTACTTAATTTATTTCTTAATCTTGCTAAAACATTATTAAATGTAAATACTGAAGAACTTATAACATGCAATTCATCATCTGGTAATGCAAGTCTTGATGGAAAATCTACAGTAACAGGTGCAGATACATTTAATTGAAAATCTGTTGGCGCTACAATCCTTCTTTGTAGTTTTACAGTTGCACTACTATTTAAAATAGCAGGTGATAAGGCATCAAGATCCGTTAAAAGTAATGATCTTCTAAATGTTTTTGCAAACAATTCTAAATTTGCTTTGAAAAATGCAGCAACTGCATCTTTAATTTTAATTTGTGTTGTATTTACTGTATCACCACTTAAATCGGGATCAAAATCAAACTTAACATTAACTTCCATAAATGTTTCAGTTGGATCAACAAATTCAGTATCAATTGACATAACTGATAAATTAGCTGCAAAGTTTGATTTTATCGAATCTTTTGTTTCTTGTTGAATATTAGCTGCAATACCATCTTTAAATTTTAAACTTACATATACATTTCCAAAAGTAGCAGGTATATTATCTTGGCCACCCCATGCAATAACATCATCTAATACATTATTATATTTTCCAATAATTAATGTTTTATAATCTTCCGCAGTAACCATTCTTTGTTGAGCTGCAAATGCAGTTGGTGCATTTAATTTTATGGAATCTATGGATTCTTTGTCAGCACCACCAGCTGAATTTGAAACTTTTGTTACAGTTAAAGTATAATTTGCACCACCAATTGATGCCTTAGTAGATGCAGTAAATGAAGAAGCATTATTTGCAGTTGCACCTTTTGTTGAAAGATATTCCACGGATATTTTATTACCTGCAACCGGTGCTTGTCCTAATACATTTCCTTCACTAAATATCAATTCGTAGAATCCGTTTGGTGCTTCTCTTACAATATACACTTTTGATGTGGGTGTTATATTAACTGAATTACGTATGTCTGAGTATTCTGAAAAACTTTGTGAGTTTACATTATCAAAAACTTTTATAACAATTGTTGATGTATCGACATTTGTATCTGGTATGATATAAACAGCATTGTCAGATTGATTACCAACTATAAATGTTTTTGTTTTTAATATACCTTCTTTTATTGTAATATTACTTGTATCATCTTGATTTTTAAATGTAAAACCACCAGAGCCATTGTTTAATGCAGTTGTTTCATTAACTGTATTAAAAGTATATGTAACATTATCTATTGTAGATGTAAATGCAGTAAACATTGGAAGTGTTGCGCTTCCTGTTACTGTATCAGTTGTAGAAGCAGTTATATTAACAACAGCTTGTGAACAAGTTTTTGATCTTGGATAATATCCTAAGTTTGCGGCATGTGATAATGCAGATGATCTTAATTGTGCGGTATTTAAGAATGCTTCATTTAATGCTAGATTAGCGGTTAAACCATTAATGTGTGTATTATATGCAAGTACATCTAATATATTATTTAAACCAGAAGCTTCAAAATCATAATCAGAAAATTCTGATTGTTGTGCAAAATAATTTTTTAAGTTTGCTTTAATTGTGTCAAAATCTAAAGCAGATGATTTAATAGTAGTAGCCATTATCTTAACCTCGTAAGTTCTACATTTAATTCTACATTTTCAAATGTGTTGACAATTTGAAATCTTACTAGTAATTCTATTGAATTGTTATCCGGTCTTACATTTACTTTTAATGATTGCACTAAAGCTCTTGGTTCATAGTTATTAATTGCTGCGGATATATGATCCATAATTTCCATTTCATCTAAATCATCAATATTTTCAAATAAAAAAGAATTTAAATTACCTCCATAATAATGTGTAAACGGTTTATCACCGTGATTAGTTAATAATAAGTTTTTGATGGATTGTTTAACTGCGGCTGCATCTGTTTTTTTAAAAACATCACCCATTGATCGTGCAGTAAATGTTAAGTCCACATCTTTGTAAACTCTTTCTCTACTTGATATAATAGTCGGTTTTTCTAACTGACCATCTTCTTGTGAAAAAACTCTAGGCATTATTTAACACACCCACATTCACAACCAGTGCATATATCATTAACACATTCTTCACAATCTTTTTCACAGTGACAATCATGGTTACATTTTTTACATTTACAACTCATTTTTATCCTCCATTTAACTTATATTTATACTAACCTGAGAAAACTTTTGAGGATCCTGAAGTTAAACTCCCTGCATCTACTGCATCACCAATTCTAGCAATCGCTGCATTAACTACAAAAACTTTTTCAGAACCACCACTAATTGTTGCAACGTGCGGTGTACATATAGGACCACCATTTTCATCAGTACCAGTTCTAATATTATGAGTTACAGTTGAATCACCTCTACGTGCTATTAGTATATTATCTGAATATACTTTATCTTGTCCAGGTACATCAAGTGTTGATACTGCATCACACTCGTGACCTGTATTCAATGTATCACCCTCTCTACAAACTGCTGGCATTATCCTGTATAAAATCCTTTAGCAGATGCTGTACTTGTTGCAGCAAGTTCCCTATTTAATGTTCTTGTACTGTTTGCAAGTGCATCTTTTTCTTCTTGTATAAATCTATTTGCTACACTATTTTGTACACCAGATGTACTATTTCTGAAATAATGTAAATTACCTGATGCATTTTTCTTACCGCGTTCTGCGTATATTGCACTTATAAGTTCTTGATCTGTTACATTACTTGCTGTTTTACCTGTACGTGCTAATGCTCTCTGTACAATAGTGTTTGCTCCACCAGATCCATGTTGTACTGCGGTACTCCATACTGCATCTTGTACACCATTACTCCATGAACCATCACATACATCTATACCTGTGGATTGTTTTATTTTTCTCACAGCTGGATTATGATGTGACCCTTGTATAAAATCATGTTGTGCTTGTCCAAAATCTGGATCATTGTTTGCTAATCTTTTCCATTCATTTTGAAATTGTGAAGAACCAGAAGCTGCACCGCTACTACCACCTGCATTATTCAATGATGTTCCAAATTTTTTGTACCTATCATCACTTTCTACAAATTTAAAAAACTCTTTCATTGTACCCGTTTTAGTAGCAATCTGATATGAACCATAAGAAAAACCACCCGTGGTATCATTACCTATAGCACCCGGTTTACCATTGGATTCATATTTTGATGATATTGATCCTAAATTTTTTCTAGTACAATTACCTGGTTCAGTAACATCACCAGCTGACAACGGACCACCACTACCATCTTGTGGACCCAAACCTCCACTACCATCTACTGCTTGGGGTGTACCAGTACCGCCACCACCTGCTGTTGCATTTTCTACTGGTTCAATACCAGCAAATGCAAAATCTTCTGGCGCAGGAGCGATTGGATCTGCTTTTGCTAAATCAATTCTTGTACCTCTAATATCCATAGGTCCATTTGCATTAAAGAATGTATCAGTACTTACATTATTATATGCACCATCTGTTTCTACAAATATGTCATCTTTAGCGTAATATTGTTGTTGTCCAGTTGATAGTAATTTAATTTTTGTATCTGTGCCTATTACAATATCTTTTGATGCAGATATCGTAATATTACCATCAACCATCCATTCAACATCACCAGTTACATACAATTTATCTGTACCAGTTACACTTCTAAATCCATTTTTATGTTGTGCAACAAAGTCACCGTTTGGTTGTATTTCAACTAATGTACCAGATTTATGAAATACTTGTAATCTTTCTCCTCCAGGTGTATCATCAATTTCAATTACATGGCCAGATGGTGTTCTTTTAACTTTATTGTTTGGATAAACGGGTTTTCTTACATTTGTTTGTTGCGGTTCATCATTGACTGGTTCTTCTTTTCTTTTTGTTTGATGATCAAATTCTTGATAATTAGCTTTTGATTGATCAAATTTTCCTTCTACACCATAAGGATCTTGAACTTCATTATCACCACCTTGTGCATTTACATCAGTTGTAGTTCTGGATTCAATTTTTCCATTTTCCGATGTATATGTTTCACTATGTGGTATTGATCCAAAAACAAGTGGCATTTGTGAATTTTTTCCATCAAGAAAAATACCAAAGACTCGAGCACCAGTTTGTATACCCAAAAAATTACCCTGATTATTTACACCACCTTCTGTAACTGGAGCCATAACTTGGGCCCATGGTAATTTATCATCAGGTATTTCTTGTTGATCTTCACTATGTACACCAAATATTCTGACACGAACACGGCCCATCTTGATAGGATCTTTTAAATCTTTTACAATACCCATGAACCATCTTATATTATCACCATAAAAATTATCCATTTGCGTCCATACTCCCTAGTTTTACTATAGTAAAAGATATATCATAGTTTTCTCTTTTTATCATATGTCTTGCTTTATATATTAAATAATTACCTGAAAGTTTTGAATCAAGTGTGCTTTCTTTTTCATGTGGAAGTGCAACATCACGAGTTTTAGAAAATTTACAGAATAATAAATTTCCTATTGTATAATGGTGATCACCATCAACAAAATCTAAACCATTTATACCAATGTTCATTGGTGATTTTTTTAATAATTGTTCTATTGATCTTCCAGATATAAACAATTTATAATCTGCCTCATCATACGCTTCACCAAGTGCTAGTGGAAACTCAGGTTTTGAATCATCTTCTGGTAAGTTTGTTATTCTGTATGGATTTGAACCACCAAATAATGCATAGTGTTTACTTTGTAATTCATTAAATGATTTGTTATTGTATTTAAAATTTGGTGAATATGGTGGATTTTTTTGATTTCTAAAAATTTCACCAGATTGCATTGCAGGTTGTAATGTATCTTTTACAATATCATAATCAAATTCTAAATCTGTTTCTTCATCTGGTGCTGCAGTATTTAAATATGTGTACTTAGCACCAATGTGTCCATTTTTAATTAATTTAAATAAATCTTCTGCTTTAGCAGCTTCCATAGATTTTATTGCTCTTCTAGCAACTCCAGGATTCGGATTTTGAATTGATGATGGTGTCCAAGTGTATGGGTGTTGTCTATTAATTACTTCACCTGATAATAAAGTTTCTAAATCTCTTAAAACTAATTTATTACCAACAAATGTAGAAAATACAAAAAACGGAAACCCATTTTGTGTTGTTAAACTATTTGTTATCCATTTAATAGCTTCTAATGGTGACATATTTGGAACTATTAAATTGTAAAGTTGATTATCTTTTGGATTATTAGTTTTTGCTAACTCTATATTTAAAAATTCATTACATATCTTTTCTATTATTTCATGACCTTTACCATCATAAAATTTATTTACATTTTGTAGATTTGAAATATATTGAATATCTTCTATTAGATGTAAAAAAACAATTTGTGTATATTCATTTACTCTTTTTCTTGAAAAGACATGATGTACATAAAAAGTTTTTGATATTAAACTAGTTGATGCACCTTCTGTTTTATCTCTATCAGATACAAAATTTATAATTACTTTTTCACCACCAAGTATATCATATGTTTCATACCAGTTTTGATCATCATTTACTATCAAATCAGCAGTAATATATGGCTTATCTAAACTTTCAAATATATCAATTGATGCAAATACACCAGATAAATCTAATACTTGATTATATCTTTCAGATTGTAAAGAAATTGATTGTACTTGAAAACTACTTCTTATTTCACTCATTATGATAATAAAGCACTACTAAAAGATCGTACTACTTCTCCTATTAAACCAGGTCTAATTACTCTAATTTGTTTTAATTCATCATTCTGTCTTGTTAATTCATCTAACCAAGTTTTTTCTGTAAATATAGCTGGTCTGGGTGCTGTTGGGTCTATATCTACGTATTCACCAGCTGCATTTTCATAGTGATGTACCGCATTTAAACGCTTAGATGTAGCCCTTATAACTAATATTTCGTCAACTATAGTTGTAGTTGTTCTAACTACTTCACCAGTTGTAAAATCTTTTTCATTACCACCAGTAATCCAAACTTGACCTAAATCTAAATTTCTATGTACAACATTTCCTGTTGCAAAGTTTGTTAAACTTTCTACTTCATTACCTATTGCATACTTATCAGTTAAAACGGTTTGTGTATCTATAACCCTTTCAGTATAGTTATCAACCGCATATTGATAAAGTTTTTCATTTGATAATGGCCAACCTCTTTCTCTTAGATGATTGTTCATTAAATAAAACGTCCAATGAAAATCAGTTGTTCCATATATTTTAAAAGATACTTGATCTGGTCTTTCATTTGGTAAAATATAATAATCGTGATAAGATGTAGTGGCATCTCTAATTTGATCTATAACGTCAGAAAATACAGCAATGTTTTCAACTTTATTAGATAATCCTTCATTTCCAAAAAAGTAATCTACAGCTGGATATTTTTTAAAATAACTTGACATTATATTCTCCTAAATTAAACTCATGTCATCATCTGGGCCCAGATGATGTATCATCTGGAAATTCCGGTATAACTGGTTCTGCACCACCAGTATATGGTGCAAATTTTCTTTCTTGATCAAATGCATCATCATTATCCTCAACTGCAACATCATGTCTACTAAGTGGTTTATATTCAGTAAAATTTAAACTTAAATCAATTTCATTTGGAGCACCATCTGGGTGTAAAACAGCACTAGTAGGATTATAAGTTGTTGATATAGTTCTAAGATAAGAATATTTAATTGGAGTTCCAACATTTTTAAATGTTCCACCTACTTGTGTTTTTAATTTAATTTTAAACATATTAGGATATTCTAATGCAATTGGAAACTGTCCATTACCAGGTAATTCTTTAGGGTATGCATGAATCCTGAAAAATTTTATGATGTTTCTTATAGCAATTGATTCCTTTTGACTTTTGGGTATAAATTTAAATGTAAATGTAAAATCTCTAATATTTACGCCATCAAATTTAGTTCTTAAATTTGGATTAATTTTAACACCTGCAGTTAATCTAACTGCATCACCCACACCACCTGGCATCAACTCAGCACCCATAGCTGCACCAATTTTAGCTGCATCACCAGTGAAAGTTCCACCCGTAAAAAAGTTTGACAGAGATGTTGCACCAGTTTTTACAGATTGCATCAAACTACTAGCTATTGAAGTATTTCCACTATTAAAAGCGTTTAAAACTGCTCCACCCTTAGCACCCAATTCTACACCACTATATTGAAATCCTTCATTTACTTGAAAAGATATTGGTAAAAATAATGAAACTCTTTCACCACTCAATGGTATAATTTTTCTTCCTGATGCTTGACTAAAACCGGAACCGAGAGCACCCATAGTATTACTACTAAAAAAACTAAATCCTCCACCACCACCGCCTCCACTAATTTCATTAAAAGTTGAACTTTTAGCAAAGGTAATTGGAGCAGATGGGGCTTGTACTTTTATAGCTTGAAATACAACTTTTGAACCAACCTGTGAATGTGTATCTAGTGGATATCTTTGATGTCCTGCACCAAAAAGATCACCACTACCAAAAAAGTCATTAGTTAAACTACTAAATCCGCTAAGTATATTTTGAAATGGCATTATACTAACCTGTTATAAATAATTTGAAAGTATTTATATAAGATTATGTCATATTCTGGTAAGTTTAAAGTTAAGAATTTAAGTAAATATAAGGGTGATTTTGATAACATCATTTATCGTTCTTTATGGGAACGGCATGTATTTAAATGGTGTGATGAAAATCCTAATGTAAAACAATGGTCATCAGAAGAAATCGTAGTCCCATACTTTTATGAAGCAGATAAAAGATATCACAAATATTTTCCAGACATCAAAATAGTATTCGAAGATAAAACTCTATTAGTTGAAATAAAACCAGAAGATCAAACTGTACCACCTACAGGTCCAAAACGTACTAAAAAATATATTGCAGAAGGTTTTACTTATGTAAAAAACATGAATAAGTGGGAAGCAGCTGAAAATTTTTGTAAAGATCGTGGATGGGAGTTTCAAATATGGACAGAAAAAACACTACAAGAAATGAAGTTGCTACCAAAAACAATGCCTGGTAAACTAAAACCATTAAAACGGTTCAGACCATATAAAAGAAAACGTAAAAAATAGTTATAAATAACAGTATGGCTGGAGAAAGTTTATTTAGAGAATTAGAGATAGAGGCATTTCGTGCGGGTATTACTCCACGGACAAAACAATCTATTGAATGGTTTAAAACTAAAGCACGACAATTGTTTCGTGGTCGACAAATAAGAAATAGAGTCGATATTATGCAAGATGATGCACTTAGTCAAAAATCTAGTGTTGAAACTTCATTTAAGGGTCCAATTGGAAATATGTATATGTTCTTTTATGATGCAAAACATAAAAAGACTTTACCATACTATGATGGATTTCCTTTAACTATAATTATGGGTCCAGCAAGAGGTGGATTCAAGGGTGTTAATTTGCATTACTTACACCCAGTTGCAAGAGCTAGACTTTTAGATATACTATTGGGAAACGGTGGTAAAATGCCACAAAAATATTTAGCACCTGCATTAAAACATTATCTTACTTCTCATGTTAAAAGCAGATTTGCATTAGTTGATAAACCAGAATGGGAAATTGCATCATTCTTACCAATGGCAGATTTTAGGGGTGCAGATCCACGTAAAGTTTATAAAGATACACAGGAAATGCTATGACGGCATCAATAGACAGAATAAAAAGTAATATAAACCAAAGAGGTGGTATTGCAAGACCAAATAATTTTCTTGTTGAATTACCATCTTTACCAGGTTTTGATAGAGCAAATGATAATTTAAATATTTTATGTAGATCAGCAACAATACCAAGTAAACAAATACTTACTACTGACAGAAGAATTGGTATGGAATTTGAAAAAGTTGCATATGGATATGCAGTAGATGATGTTTCAATGTCTTTTTTATTAACTAATGATTATTATGTTAGAAAATATTTTGACACATGGAATAAATTAATTGTTGGAGAAAATAGTCAAGTTGCTGCATATAAATCAAATTATCAAAAAAGAGTAGTAATTCACCAACTTAGAAATTCTATTCCATCTTCAAGTACATCAATAACAATAGGTGATAAAGCTACTGGTTTAGCATTTCCATTTTTTCAAAATATAGTTAATAACGTACTTAACAATGCAATAAGTAATACAATAAATTCAATAACTGGAACAGCATTATCACAATCACCAATAAATGCAACTTTATCTACTTATTCAATAGAACTAATTGATGCATTTCCAACAACAATAGGTCAAATAGATTTTAACAACGAACAAGACGGAATACTTGAGTTGACAGTTGCTATGTCTTATACTAACTTTAAAAGACGTAGCGGCACACCAATATTTTTTAGTATATAGGAGAAATTATGGCACTACCCAAATTGAATAGCACACCAAAGTATGAAATGAATATACCATCTACAGGAGAAACAGTTAGATTTAGACCCTTTTTAATAAAAGAAGAAAAATCCATGTTAATTGCAGCTGAAAGTGGTGATAACAGAACTATATTATTATCACTTCTCGATACATTAAAAGCGTGTTGTGATGCTGAAATAAATGAAAATAAGTTATCAACATTTGATGTGGAATATATGTTCTTAAAGTTAAGAGCTAAAAGTGTTGGTGAAACAACTAAAATAGGAGTAAAATGTAATAATTGTGGTCACACTAATACATTAGATGTTAATATAGAAGAAATAGAAATTAAAAAACCAGAAACTGAAAAATTAGTTCAATTAACAGATAAAATACAAGTCGAATTAGATTATCCAACATTTAGTGATGTATTAAATTCTGATCTTGGTATAAAATCAACTGCATCAGAACAATTATTTTCTATGATGAATTTTGTATTTAAAACAGTTATAACAGATGATGAAAGAATAAATTTAAAAGAAGTAAGTAAAGAAGAATTAACAGATTTTATTGAGTCGATGGATTCAAGACAATTTTCTAAAGTAAAAGATTTTATACAAGAAATACCAAAATTAAGACATAGTTATGATATAGAATGTGGTGGTTGTAAAGAAAATATTAAAGGTGATATGGAAGGATTGGCCAATTTTTTATCCTAACTCTATCTCATGAGACACTTGAAAATTTTTATGAAACAAATTTTAGTTTAATGCAACATTGTAAATATTCGTTAAATGAGATAGAGATGATGATACCATGGGAAAGAGAAATATATTTGAGTTTATTACAAAATTATATTAAATTAGAAAAACAAAAACTAGAAGCTGAAAGAGCAAAGATGAAGGCACGATAATGTCGGATTTAAAAATAATAGCAGAAGAACTAAAAAGAAATAGAACTTCTATTGAACAAGGTCACGATAAAACTTCTGAGCGTTTACAGGAGTTAACTAATTTATTTGGTGATTTTATCAAAAAATCTTCTATGACTGCATCTGATGATTTAGAATCCAAAAGAGAAAAGAAAAATGATAGATCATCTTTAAGTAAAATTAAAGAAATGGGTGGAAGTGTAATTTCTGGAGGTAAATCTGCTTTAGGTGGTATAGGTGGAATGCTAGCGGGTATTACTGGCGCTTTAGGTGGTTTAGTTAAATTAGTTGGTGGTAGTGCATTAGTTGGTTTAATAGGACTTACTGCTCTTAATCTTATTGATGCGGATAAAATAAAAGAAAATGTTACAACATTATTATCAATCGGTGAAAGATATAATGAAAATACTTTAAAAACTCTTTTAAGTGATGGTGCAGTAATAGTTGCACTAAAAACACTCGGTACCGCTTTAGTATTTTTTGCTGCTGGTTCAGCTGTGGCAGCTGGTGTTAATGCTGGTATAGAATATTTTGGTCAAGGTGACTGGGCAGAAACAGTTAAAAATAATGTTACAACATTACTTTCTATTGGTGAAAGATATAATGAAAGTACGCTAAAAACACTTTTTAGTGATGGTGCTGTAATAGTTGCATTAACTGGATTAGGTGCTGGTTTATTATATTTTGGAGCTGGATCTGCAGTTGCAGCCGGTGTTCAAAAATTTTCAGAACCAGATTGGGCAAATCAAGTAAGTGAAAATGTAATAACATTATTAAGTATACCTAATAATTTCACGCTTGGTGCATTAGAAATGTTATTTGATGGTGCTGGTGTAAGTGCTGCTTTAGTTGGTTTGGGTGTAGGTTTAGCGGTCTTTGGTGCAGGTGGAGCTGCGGCTGGTGGTGCTTTAGCAGTAGGTGGTAAGGACTTTGGTAAAAATATTAGAGAAAATGTTAATAACTTATTAAGTATATCTGATGATGCTGGTAGTAATATTAGTTTACTATTAAAAGGTGGTACTATAGTTCTTGCATTAACTGGATTGGGTGCGGGTTTAGCTGCTTTTGGTGCAGGAGCTGTAGTAGCAGGCGGCGCGGATATGTTAGCGGACTGGTTTGCTGATGGCACAGATTGGACATTAGAAGTCGTAAAAAATGTTCAAAATTTATTAAGTATAGCATCTCTTGAAAATGTTGGTGCAGATACAGCAGTATTTCTAAAAACAATGACAGGAATTGCTGCTGGTTTAGCGGTATTTTCTATTGGAGCCACAGTAAGTGGTATCAGTAATGCACTAAGTGATTGGATATCACCTGGTGAAGGTAGAGGTGACTGGACATTAGATACAAAAAGACGAGTTAATAATATTTTATCCATTGTAAAAGAAAATGAAAATTTAGAACAAAATGCTAATTCATTTGCGGCAGCAATGAGTAAAATTAAAGATGGATTAAATGCATTTGCTAGTGGTTCTTTTGTTGGTTCATTAAAAAATGCAGGAGCATCAATTGTAAATTTCTTTGCTGGTAATGATAGTCCATTTGAAAACATTAGAATGATATCACAAGAAGCTCAAGGATTAACAGTAGGTGCAGATGCTGTTGATAGATTAGCAATTTCTATGGGGAAACTTTCAGATTTTGAATTTGATGGTAGTAAATTTAAAATAAAAGATTTTGCAGATGATTTACTAGAAGCGGTTCCTGTTATTGAAAAATCAATAATGGGTGGAGATATTCGTGGTCAAAGAAATAAAGTAATTGGAGAATTTAAAGGTCTTGCAAGTTCAGAAATTGATTATGCTACCGCAGTAAAAAATATAACATCATTAAGAGAAGCATTAAACGAAAATGTTTCACCTTCACCTAATCCAGTAGACTCATCTTCAATAGCTACTGACGTTGCAGATCAATTAAAAAGTATTTTAATAAGTATACCACCAGATGATACAGCTTTAAAGCAATTAGAAGTTTTAATTGATATACAAAGACAAATTTCTGGTGGTGTTGTAATTAACAATATTAGTGATAATTCATCAACATCGGGTGGATCTACTAATGTTTTTTCTGGTGATAGTCCAGTAAGAACTAGTGATATATTAGACGACATATCATTTCCACAATAATGTTTCTTTACATAGTTTTTTTATACATTTTTGGTACAGTTGGTTGTATATGGCTTATTGCACAATTAGCAACATTGTTTATAGAAGAAAATACACATGAAATTGAACCAACTGATTGGAAAGCAATTGATGCTATGATAAGAAGTGAAAATGTTAGTTTTGATGATTATGATGAAGAAATGGAAAATCTTAGAAACAGATTAAGAGGTTTCTGAGGGGCTAACCATGGCCCCTCGCGTGTTTATTAAGTAACAACCCTATTATTGTGCTTGTGCAAGTTTAGCAAAGTATGACATTGTATCATCTTCATCTTCTTTTTCATTTGAAGAAGGTGTTTCAGATATTTGTGTAACATTTTGCACAGGCATTTCTGGTTCATTCATTTGAATTTCTTGTTTCATAGTTGGTGCGCCCATTGAAACAGTATCCTCACCCAAAACTCTATTGAGTTTTTCTTTCAATTCATCATAGGTTTTGTAGTTTGTAGGATCAACAAATTCTTTTAAACCATACATTTTGTTGTAGACATCTTCAAGTTTAGTATCATCTTCAGATAAAGCAGATTGACCTGCAAATTCTGATTTATCATAATTACGATAACCTTCTACATTTCTGATTTTTAGTTTAAAATCTGCACCCTCCCAAAAATCAAATGGATTAATTGGATCTTCATCTGCAAATTGTGGTTGCATTACGTCCATGATTTTATCAAAGATTTTTTTACCAAATTTAAAGATAAAAACTTTACCTTCATTTGTTGGATTACCTGGATCAGATTTTACAAAAATGTTTGTTACATAGTGTAATCTACGTTTTTGATTTCTTGCTTTTTCTTTATCAGCATCATTACCAGAATTCCATAATCTTGAATTTAATTCACCTACTGGATCTGCTTGACCGATAGATGTTAAAGAATTTTCAATATACCATAAACCAGTAGGACCTTTGAATCCGTGATCCCAAAATCTTACCCAAGGTAATTCTGCACCCTCACTTGCAGGTAAAAAACGAATAACAGAATAACCATTACCAGCTTGATCTACTGTTGGTTTCCATATTCTATCATCTACGTAGGATTTTTTTTCACTCGAACCGCTATTTGATTCCGCAGCTTTGAGTAATTTTGAGATTTGATCTCTATTTCTTTTTAAATTAGAAAACGACATTGTATGTTTCTCCGTATTGCTGAAATATTAACTGAAATATAAATGTTCCTGTATAAGCGGAACACATAATATATAGTATTATTATACTACATTTTTTATACTTTGTAAACACTTTTTTTAAGAAAAAGCACTATCTAAAGTATTCATTTTGGGTAAGTAATTAAGCTCCATTGCCTCTGCTTCTACTTTACCTTTAATGACTGGTGAAATAAATTTTTTTACATCTTCTGGTTCGATATCATTTTTTTCACATACATGAAGTATTGCTTCCATATATGGAACATTTAAATCTGTTACCGTTTTTTCAATCAGTTTAGTAAATTTATTTTTTGTAAGAAAATTTTGTTCTATCATTTGACTCTCAATAATATTGTTTCTTTGTTTAGTCTGCCATTTGGTTTAAATGTTTTTGTGGTTAATTTATCCCATTCTTTGTTTATTTGAGTTTGTGATTTACTCAATACAATGGGTAATATTTGATCTGGTTTTCTTAATTTAATAGATCGACTATCTTCTTTACTAAAATTTTTGATAGTTGAACCAGATATTTCAAATCCAGTGCCAGCTTGGGTTATATATTGTGTTAATACTTTATATTTTGTATTAAATGTATATAACATTACACTGCCAATAACTTGTACTGGATTAATTGAAACTATTTTAAAATCATTATCTTCTTTTTTGTATTTAAGATTTTTAACTTGTTTGTCAGCTGATTTTACTTTTTTGATTTTTACTTTTCTTAGAGCTTTTGTAGCTAGTTTTATCTTTGATAAATCATTTAACATACTATGACATTCATTTATACGACGGTTGAGTTCTGATCTATTCAAATGTGCATAACCTTCAACAGCTTGATCACATCTTTTATAAAATGCATCTTCATAATCAAGTAACCAACCCTCAACCATCGTCTGTACAGGTAAAGTGGCTGAACCACTTAACCCATATAACTTAAATTGTTCATAAACATTTAATGATGTTTCTTTACCCTCGATCCATTGATCTTCTAGTTCGAGTAAATCTTGTATAATTGTATCACCAATTTTGTTCTGCAATCTTTGTTGTGGTGATAATACTACTACATTACCTTTTTCTTTTTCTTTTAATTTTTTTTCTTCTAAAAGAATTTTACCTGGTTCAATCAATTCAGTTAAATAATTTTTAAATGATGTAACATATCCATCAAGAATATCTTGTGACATTTTTTTACAATGTATATCTTGTTCAAATATAGTATTTGTATTTAACCAATATGCAACACAACCATAATGTGAATAAGTTGAAAATTTCCAATCAGGATTAGATAGTATAAAACGTGCATCACTTTTACTATAATTATTTTTAATATAAGTTTTAACTATATCACCGACTTCTTTCTTTTCAATATTGTATTGAAAATAATGTAAAGTACTTTGGAAACCTTTATCAAAAGGTACTGCATTTAAACCTGTTTTGGGTATTTTTCTAATTATCTTTTTTCTTTTAATAGCCATTGTTTCTCCTCATTATAAATTTTTTAGTTTTTTGTGCTAAATTTGTAAACGAAAATCTATGTTTCAACATTTGATTCCATCTTTCATGACTTATTAATTCTGTTTTAATTTTTAAATTTACATTACCAAGTGGTGTTAAATATGCCATTAGTGCACCTGCTTCAAATTCTATAGTTTTTGATTTTTCAGATGGAGTTAAAAACATATTTATTGCAGTACTGGGTTGATATCTAAAATTAACTATACCTGGAACTAATGTGTATATACCCATTTGTTTTTCTTTATGCCATGTTGGATCATGCATCATAAAATCAATATCTGTATCTGATTTTACTAACCATGGACTCATAAGTTTTACGTGACAACTGTCTTTATATGCAAAGTTCCATTGATTCGGTGTATGTTGTTGTATGTACTCTTGTATATTATTACTAGTATTTGCACCAGGACATTCAACATCTAATATTATACTTTTTTCATAAGTTATCTTATAATCAGACCAAAGTGGAATAGCAATACTAGATTGTAAAAAATCTACAAAACCTGGACAATTATTCATTGTTACACCAGGTGTATGTTTTAAACCTTTGAACCAGTTTGGAATAAACTTTTTCATTAAATCAGGCGAAAACATTTCCACTAATTGCTCATTTTCTTTTGTGTAAAATGTTAAGTTAACTGTTTTTTTCATAATAATATTATACAATAAATTTTATAGTTTGTAAAGTATTAAAGTACATATTGGTCGTTATCATTTTCCCACTGAGATATTGAATTTCTAAGAGCCATTGCAATATATTGATCATCACAATTTTCATATTCTTTTACAACTTCTTCAATTTGTTGTATGGTTAATTCTTTTATTTCAGCTTGAAAATGATCTTCAATAGAACCCATAACCCAATCTGTAGCTTCATTTTCTAAATACTCTGATATTTTATGTTGTTTATGTAATTTGTATTCACCAAAGTCACCATTATGTTTTATTTCCATGTACCGTCCCATCTATAAAAAATATGTTTACCAATTTTAATACTACTTGACATACTATGTCTCCACTTGGGTTTAACATACACAGCATGATAAAAAGTTGCACCATCTGTAGGATCTATTTTACCATCTTCTTTTGCATAATAAACATCTTCAGCTATTTTCATGGCTTCTTTAAATGCTTCTTTTTCATATGCTTTATCACTTTTACCATCTTCTGTCCAACTAAATTGACCAGGTTGATAAACTACTTTACAGATTGTGTCTCTAAATTTTTCATGTTCTACTCTGTTTAGAGTAACCCATGCCACGGCATATCTACCAACTGGTGGTTCCGATCTTGCCTCGTGATATATGTTAAGCGCTAAACACTTTAATTGTTTTTCATCTATTTGTTTTGCCTGTACTGTTATCACAATAAACAACATTAATATTAATGCATTTATTATGTTTGATAAGATATTCATTATCCTCTCCTCATTTTGGATATATCTTCTGCTGCTTTTTTATTAGTTACTGGTACCATGTTAGATTTGTGCATAGTTGCGATACCCATAATTTTTGTACCAGTATATTCTTGTTTATCTTTAGAAGTTCCATTACCGGGTATTTTATCTGAAGTTTTATATTTAGATTTATTTTCTGAATAATTTGGTATATCATACAAATCTTTTTTGTCAGATTCAGAAAGTTTTTTAACACCCATCTTTTTTAACCACTTTTCGTGATCTTGATGAGCCTTAGTAAATTTTCTTTTTTTCTGTTTACGATTATATTTAGTAGTTGTAAAATAAACAGGTAATAAATGTGATGACATATCAATCCCAATCGTTATCTAATCTAGTAGTTTGATAGTATCTGTCACCATAATGCTGTTCAGCATATTTTGATGCGTCAGTATAATGATTAATATTGAAACGATCAAAATTATATCCATCATAATATTTTGTTTCAGTTCTTTTTATACGTTGGTTTCTTCTAATTTTACTGTTAAACTTTTTACCAACTTTTTTTATTAATTTTAATCTAGTTTGTGAATCCATAATAATCGCCCATATAATAAGTAAAATACAATAACACTACTATCACTATAGTAACATAAGTTCTTTGAAAAAGAAGCCAGCCTCCCAATATCAAAACGAGGAGAAAAATGAAAGGGCGGGAGGAGGCTTCGTCCATGAGAGTTTGAAAGATATTAATTAGTACTTGCATCTTTTAACTCTGCTATCTCTTTTTTTAACAATGTAATTTGATCTTCTAATATTTCAACTCTATTAGAAACTTTATATAATAAATCCTTTAACTCTAACTTTGAAAGTGGAGTTTCTGGTTTCTCTTGACGTAATCGCCAGAGAATCCATTCATAATATCTTTCGGGTTCTTTTATCATTTGAAAATGTTACCCATGTTTTCAAGTTTGATTGATCTAAATTCATCTTCATAAGGACTATATGGAAGTCCAAATAACCAACATGCATAACCTGGATCATCAAAAGATATATCTTCCGCATCAAATATCCAACGAATGGCATCTTTACGAGTAGAAGCACCAAGACGCATATTATACCCAACAAGCTTTTCAAAAGCTGCAAGTTTACGTTCATGGGCAGCTTTTTCTTCTGCCATAACATCTTCTAATTGATCACAAAGAGCATTCCATAACTCTTGTTTTTGACGAGGTGTACGCTCATTCCATTCTACCATCAAAGAATTACTTGGTCTCCAACCATGAACTTCTTTGTGTAAATCAGAAAAAGTATTATCGTCGTATGTAAAATCCATTAATTATATCTCCTCATTAATATAATACTAATATAATACTTTTTGAGGAAAATACAATACTTTTTTTAAAATAAATTGAAAAAAGTTTATATGTGTTACATAAATGTAACTAGTGATATGTTTGATTAGAATTTATATTTTTCCAATCAATTTCAGCATCTATTCTATTTCTAACTTGTGATATAGAACTTTTTGCTACATCTAATATTCTTAAAACATCTTCATCTTTTGGAAAATGAATAGCATATAATTCCATAGCTGTTTTCAAGAGAACTGCTGCTTGAATATTAATACCAGTTCCCATATCTAATTCACCTTCCATACTCATTTCTTCATTGTGTGCATTTAATATGTGATATATCAATTCTTGAAATTCTAATAAATGTTTATGTCCTGTTTTATTTAAATCCATTTTAATCTCCATAATATAATATTTATAAAAACCCCATATTGCTATGGGGTTTCTAAAACTTTAGAATGAAAGGGTTGCTGATAATTTAATATCTTCCATTTCCCAATCATTGTCTACACCAGTATCAACTTCTAACATTAAAAAAGATGATAAAGTATAATCAACACCGATATCTAAACCTTTATATGTATCTGCACCTTCATCTTCAATTAATGCTTCGATATCAAAATCTGCATTAATATTTGCACTCATAATCCAAACTGGTACTGTTACACCAGATTCTAATGTTAAGTCGTAATCTTCATTATCGACACTCCAGACAGCCTCAATTTCGTTATCAACAGA